GTCGTTATAGATGACGGTTGCCATCTGTACGTCCGCATCAGCAAGGTTTTCCCAGTCTATTTTCGGGTACTCTTCTTCTTTTTTTTTGGAGTTGCTTTCGCCTTCTCCTTCTTAGAAGAAGCATCGTCCTTATCCTCTGAAGGGGCAGTAGATTGCTCTGATGATTGCTCTGTAGGCTCGTTATCTTCAGAACCTTCTTCAGATGACTTATCGCCACCCTCTCCTTCCGATGGGTTCTCGTCACCTTCGCCACCGTTAGCGTCTGGGCTTTCATCTCCATTAGCGTTAGGTATCTCAGGATTCTCGTTGCCATCTTCAGAAGAGTTGTTGGCGTTGCTGTTATCATTATCCTCGTCGGCTGCTTGATTAGCATACTCACGTCGATTACGTACGATTTCGTCGTGCTCGCAATGGTCGAGAAGTGAGAAGAGTATCTCCTCGTGATTCTTCTCAGGTGAGAGGTCGAAGCGTGTGAAATCGGTAAGGTGAGGTGCTTTCTCGTGCAGCAGGGCAAGGTCGGCTTCCACAACTGTGGGGCTAACCAACTTATGGAAGTGCGTTAATTTCTCTTTTGCGCTGTACATATTGTAAAAGTAAAATGGTGAATAACTCCCCTCCCGTGATGGGAGGGGGAGAGGTTAGGCTTCAGTCCTTGAGACCTCGACAAGTGTTGTGGTGTCAAGAACACGGAAGGTGATAGATGCACCTGTCTTCGCTGTCCACGTTGCGCCCTCCTCGAGAACGAAGGTAGAACCATCAGCGATGGTGGCTGCCTTATCGGTACCAGCACCAACGAGTGTGATGAATCTACCCTTATCGCTCTTGCTAAGACCGCTAACCGTAGCAATAGCAGCAGCTGCTGACGTTCCATTTGGAATTGTGTAAGTGTTGCTACCTGCTGTGATAGCGATATCTGTTGCATCTGCAGTAACAGCAGTAGCAGCAGTAACGGCTGGGTTACCTGTGTAAATAAGAGGAAGGTCGACAGAACTACGCTTGAAGGTAAGTGTGGTGTAACGTCCGTCCTTATCGTCCTTCGTTTCTGTATTAGAGAGGATGATTGGACGCTCGAGTTCACCAACGATGTACCACTCCTTCTTCTTAATGTGCTTATAAAGAGCGATAAATTTACCACCGCTGTACTCCTCAATGAAGTTATAGAGGTTCGCACGAGCTCCACCCATTACCATTACAAGCTGATTTTCGCCTGTGGTAGTGATGTCGCCCTTCTCTGTGGTACCAGTGAAGGTTGGAATGTCGTGTGCCTCGAAGTAATGAGGAATCTCATTCGGTTTCAAAGGAACAGGCGCAACCTCACGATTAGCGTTAGGTTGTGGGAACTCCTTTGTGCGGTCGATTTGGTCGAGCGCAATGAGATAAACGATGTAAGAGATAGCACTACCGTGTGTATCTCTATCAGACACATCGTCGACGTGACCGAGCAATGCCATTGAGGCGAAAGTCACACCAGAACCAGCAGCAGCACCGAGAGAGTGGTCAAGCAGCGCAGCTACGAGCATGAAGATGCCAAAAATCGCAAACGTAGCCATGAACATATTGCGTGACTGACGGTTGCTATAATTAAATCCTTTCATAGGATTATACGCACGATAGCGTTTCTGAATATTGGGCTTTTTCATTTTTATTTCTATTAATGATAATTGTTGGTTAAAGAAAGGAACTGAAGAGGCAAGCCGTCCCGAGCTTTTAATTCCATCGACTTTCCTCCCAGTTCCTTAGTCATTCATCTATCGTCCACCTGGTACGTTAGGCTGCAACTCCTTGTTGATGGTGCGCTTGCCACCGACGCAACGCTCCAACTCACGGAACTTGTTATCAGCACCAAGGATAACCATGATGTAGTCGCCTACAGCTGTAGCGGTGAAGGCAGCCGTGATGCTATCGAACTTACCAGACTGGGCAATCTTTGGCAACTTAGTTTTGTCACCACACTCGATGCAGTAAGCTACGCCAGCCTTCGCATTCTCGATGTCGGTGATAGTTGTCAGTGTTGTGGTACTGTCGGTGATCTGCCAGAACCCATTGTTACCATCCACCTTATCGGTGATAGTAGTAGCAAAGAGGTTGATGAAGATCTGCTGCCACTCGTAGTTGTTCTTATCCATCTCATCCTTAGTTGAGAAGCGACGACCTGTGAATGAAGCAGAAGTACCCTCTTTCCATGTACTCCAAGCACGGACCTGCTCCATGTTTTCCTGCATCTTCACAGAGAGCATTTCACCTGGTACATACTCAAGGAACTGAATGTTACCTGGTTCGTGAAGCATCATGAATGGAGTCTGACCGAGATAAGGCAACCAAATGATGCGCATCGTAGTGTCTGGTACCACGCTCAATGCACCCATAGGTCCAGCGAAGTCTGTGTCCTTACCATAGGTAGAACGAACGTTCTTAATCCACCATGCCTGATGGTTCTTATTCAAGTAAATGAAGTGGTTGTCGAGGTCCATGTCCTCAGTGATTGAAGCACGAACGTCAGCAATGAACTCTTGAACAGAAGCGAGGAAACTTGCCTGTGTATAGGTGCGGTATGTACCATCATCGTGTGGCTTGATGTCGTACTGATGAACATAACGCAGCAAGGTGTAGAGAACACCAGTAGCAGCATTGAGGTAGCTACCTGCAACACCCTTATCAGGCTTCACGTAGATACCACGCATACGGCGTTTATTCTGCTCAACCTGTGCAGCACGGAGGGTATTGAGCAACTGATACTCAATCATAGACCACTTGATAGGATCAGAGCCTTCCTTGTTGAGATAACCGATGTACTTACGCTCGATTTCTTTCATTGGACCCCATTCCATCTTAATCATAGCGTCGTCAACGTAACCATAGTGGTTCTCAATCTTCATACCGCCCTTGAAGACCTCACCAGACTGGTAAGCCTGTGAAACCTCATCGAAGAAGGCGTTGAATACGAGTCCACGGTCTTGGTAGCCGTAAGCGACTGGGAAGAACTGAGTAAGGTCACGTACCTGTAGAACACGAGCGATGAGTGCATCCTGACGAAGTACAACGAACTGATCGCCAAGACCTGCGTTGTCTACTCCATCGTAGTTCGTAGCGTAAGTTCCCTTTGCAAGCGCAGCTGCATCGAGCATCTTGTTCTGCTGAAGGTACTGATAGCGGTGCTTGAGTGAATTAGCATAATTGCGAACCTCCTTATAGAAGGCAGCACCATCTACTTGCTCGTCAACCTCTGGCAGGGCAGCTGCTGCACGTGGGTTAGCTGCAATCTGATTCCAACGATTCTTCATTGAGAAGAAAGGATGCTCAACACCAAAGAGGTAATCAGCTGTATTAGCGAAACCATTAACACTTAGAGGAACAGCATTCACTGTTTGCGCAGGAACATCAGGTGCAGGGTTTGAACCCATCGCCTGAATATCAGCACGCATACCCTTAATACCCTCAAGGATACCCTCAAGAGTTGCGTTGCCTTGCTGTGTAGGCTGCTGACCACCATTATCATCAGCTGCTGCTGAAGGCTCACCACCATTCAGAACTGACTGAATGGTGTTCAGCATCTTCTGAAACTCATCCGCCTGTTGAGCTGTCTTCTGTGCAGCTTGTTCAGAAGCAATGTCATCAGCAAGCGTACTCTGGTACTTCTTCTGATACTCTGCTACGATAGAGTTGAACTCATCCTGTGACAGACTTTTGTCTTCGAATTTCTGCTTAAATCCAAGGAATTCGATGACACTTGTAAGTTTTTCTTTTAAACTCATAAATAACTAAAAATTAAAATGATACATTTATATGTTGTAAACGGCAGTTTTAAGTTTCTTTGCCTCAGTATATTCACGACCCATCGTAGCAGTTTCAACGATAGCTTCTACCATTGTCTTGCTACCATCTGTCAGACCGAGTTCCACAGCCTGAGGAGTGTAGAAGGTTTCACCACGCAAGACAGTAGTATCGTCAGGAAGGTCAGCAATTTTACTACGCTGTGAACGAACCTCGCTTAAGAACTGTGCATTCATTGGGTCGAGGATATCTTTCACAAATTGCTCATCCTTACCTTGACGAAGATCATCGAACACTTTGTTCTTCAAGTCAGACTTAGTTGCTTTTGCTTCCACCTTCTTAATGCCGAGCTTCGCAAAGTATTCTTCAAAATCGTAGAAGCTGCACATCGTACCGATACAACCTACATAGTCATTCTGTGTCATTGCGTAGATACGCTGACCGTGGCATCCGATGTAATATCCAGCTGAGCAACACATCTGTTCATAGAATGTGAGGATAGGTTTCTCGCAACTGCGTAGTGTTTCGCTTAGACGATCGAGGTACCACGCTTCACCACCTGGTGAATTGATGTGGAGGAAGTGGCAAGATATCTGCGGATTAGCTTCAGCAGCAAGCAGGTCTGATTGAAGCTGCTTACTTGAGAAGTAGTAATACGAATCGGACATGACAGTACCGAACACACGATGATAAGCAATACTGTTATCAGGCAGTTGCTCATCACTGAACTCATCAGTAAG